CGTTTGCGATAATCTGTAGTGCTTCTTTGTGCTGCACCCTCGGAATAGGGTTCTTTGTGAAAAGAATCTTGAGCTGAGGTTCGATGTAGAAGCCATGTCAGCCGCATTGACGAAGCCGAAGATGTTTACGCCCTCAATCTGCTCAAGGTTCAGCTTGGCAACAGCGTCAGCGAAAGTGCCGAAGCCGTAATCAGTGGCGGCAACCGCCAGAGTAGCCTTGTTGAACTCAGCGAAGATGTCCTTGTTGACGGTGTTGAACATGTCAGTACCCATGTGGCGAACGCCGACAGGAACCAGCATGGGGTCGGTCATAGCCTGCTCGTCATAGTACTCGAAGCGGTTCTGAGCCAGCAGGATTTCATACTCCTTATCGGTGTAGGAAACCTGAATGGTCTTGCTGTTGCCAGCACCCATAGCCAGCTTCTCAGTACCGTCAGTAGCCTTGTAGACATTGACCTTGCGCTTCATACCAGCCTGTCCCACCAGACTATTATCAACAGTACAGAACTGCTGTAAGTCAAGGTGAGAATTGTACTGGTCTTCAACCTCGTTGGAGAGGTAGAAATTGTCGTAGATAGTATGAGTAAAAGCCATTATTCTTTACCTCCATAAAGTTCTTTGTACTCGTCAGGGTGTTCCGTATAGAACTTATGACGCTCTGCCGGGTCGAGCTTTCGGAACTTTTCGAGCGTCATGGTCTTGGAATCCCCGTCATGGGTGGGTTTCGGTGTATCTTTGAGAGCTTCCGCACGAACCTTCTTCTCAAAGGAAGCCAAGTGCTTCTGCTGATTGGCAAAAACCTTCTCGGAATCGCCATCTGCCATAGCTTCTGCCGTTTCATCGGCGAGGGATTCATCGTAGCCGAGAGCGACCAGCTTCGCCTTGTTCTTGGCGATAATAGACTCACGCAGGAGCTTGTCGTACTTGTTTTGAAGCTCCTCACGCTCCTCCTGTTCCTTCTGCTTCTTCTGCTCGTCCTCGGTCATTTTCTCTCTGAGCTGTTTCTTATAGCCAGCGGCTTCGCTATTGCTCTTGGACAGAGCGTTTTTCAGACGCTCAATCTCAGCGGAATTGTCTTCCGGGACATTCACCTTTTCCAGAGCGGCTTCGACCTCCTCAAAGGTCATACCCTCCTTGTAAGCGTCCCCAAGCACTTCTTTAAGGTTCATTGTGTTTTCCTCCTTGCGTTTCATAGGTAGTTCACTCTACACGGATTTCTGTTTGAAGGGTTGTCTCCCTGTTGCGTTTTAAGGTGTTCCCTCACCATAACCAAGCGGAAAACCGCTTTAATTATTCGTCTTCGTCAGAACCGTTCGGATTTCCCGAACCATCGGTGTTGTTCTGAGCCGTCTTCTGCTGTTGCGCCAGCTTCTCTTGCTGTTCCTCGTAATACTTCATACTCAGGGTGTATGCTCTCTCCGGGTCAACGAACAAGCCGCTATGCTGGAACGCCAGAAGGGGGTGAATCTTCGGCTGTTGGAGCATGGACACCAGAACTTGCGATTTGCTCTGGATGTTCTCGTAGTTGCGTCTGGTGAACTGCAACTCGATGTCTTTCAACCGCAGGTTGATGTTCTCGGACAGGTCACGGCAGATACGAAGAACCAGCTTGAGCATTTTCTTCTCTGCCTTTTTGAACATGTGTTCACTGTCCTTGGCTCTCGCTTCCGCAAGAGACCAGCCGTCTCGCAGGAGTACCGCCGCCCCCGTGTCAGAGGTAGAAGTACCGCCGTTGCGGTTCGGCATACCACAGATAGTGAGAACAGCGTTGTACAAATCGTCCTTGAGCGTCTGAGTCTGAACCTGATTCAGCTCCTTCACCACGAGGTCAACATCAATGTTCCCGCCGCTGTCGTTGGGCGGCACAAGGATTGCGCCCTCCTCAAGAAACTCTTTGAACTTCTCCTTCTCAATGCGACAGCCGATGAACTTCCAGAACGCCTGAATGAACTGCTCCACGCCGTCCATGCGGTTGGACTCCGCATTGTTGATTGCGTCCAGCAGGGGAAGAACAATCTCGAAAGAGCCGAGCCGAGCATTGTTCGCCGGGTACTCGAAAATGGGAATCATGTCCAGCGCATGGGACTTGGACTCGGCCTTGTTGATGATGTCTCCGTCAATCAACCAGTAGTAGTTCTCGGTGTAGACCGAGTAGTGCGTGACCTCGTTCTCGTCCTTGCTGTACTTCACTGCCATCAGGGGCTTATTCCCGATTTCATTGGAGTACACAACGAAGGTGTCACGGGGGTCAAGGGTGTACATTTCAAACGGGGACTCGTCTTCCTCGTTGGGTTCATCGGGCAGAACCAGACGATAAGCGGTTCCGCAAATCATCTGCCACTCCACAATCTCTTGGTCTTGCGTGGCCTTATCCTCAGCGAACATCAGCTCGTTCAGGGCGGTAATGCCCTTGGTGACGCTCTCCTCGGTGCTTCTACCGATGTACTGAATCGGCTCACCGCACAGGTAGCCGACCTTGAAGGAGACAATCTCGTTTGCCCGGTTCTCCACAATCTTGTTGCAGATTTCAGGACGGACATCCTTTTTCCGATTCAAAATCGGCTGTTTGCCCTTGTAGTAGTTCCACAGGTAATCAATCTCGCTTCGGTTGAAAGCGTGGTCACTGAGAGCTTTCTGCAAGACCTCGACCACATTCCCGTCCGTGATTTCCTTCACACTGGATTTGATAACCCGTCTACCGCTCATTTGCCGGGTTTCACTTACCGGCTTGGAAGTGTCGATTACATTCCCCAAAATTGTCCCTCCTTTCTCCGAAAATAAAATAGCGCATGACTGTTCGCAGGGCTTTCGCCATGCTCGCAATCATGCGCCGATTTCATCTCATAATTTTTCGCCTATATTATACCATTCTGATTCGTAAAAATCAAGTTATAATTCTTGTTTCAGGAATTGACTGTTAAAAATTCAGTGGAAATTGTGAATTACCAAGGCCGCTTGAATACCTCCACCTTCTGTCCACTTAAACTTTGAGCATACTCAGCCAGCATTGCCATTCCATCGGGGACATCATCGTGCTTATTTTTACCCGCCATAGTGTAAGAGCAGAGCATATCCATCATCTTGCCATAATCCGATTTTCTCTGGTAGAGAGAAGCGTCTTTGAAAAGACAATGTTCCTTCACCCATGCGCTGTTCACAATGATTTTCGTCTCTTTGTTGGCGGTAGTGAATTTGGTGGTGATGTGAGTAATACCGCCTTTTTTCTTCACTTCTTCCTGAATTTTCTCAGCGACACGCCGCCCTGCGGAGTTGGATTCAAACCGACAGGACTTTACCTTGTCTCGCACAAGAATCTCGGTCAGCCTTGCGTCCACAATGTTGGGAAGACCGTTATCGCACACGCAATCGTCAATATAGTAGTCCTGCCCATACACATAGGCTACAGGAAGAAATGCGTAGTCTGCGCCCTTGTCCTTGGTGTCGCAGATACCAATAATCGCGTCCGGGTCTTCCTTGGGAAGCTCGAAATAGCGGCGAAGCTCGTCCGCAGAGTAGACAAGCCCCTCACGCTCAATCGGCTCGTTCATATACAAGGCTCTCCAACTCACATCGTCCATGATATTTCTCTGTTCATGGTAGAACCTTGTACTGAACCCCACGCCGTAAGCATAATCGAAATTAGACTCGTCATTTTCGTCAAGAGCGGGAATCACAATGAATTTTGCCCGGTCACTATCAATATACTCCCGTTCCAGCCGCCCAATGACATCATGCACCGACCAACGGGTAGCAATGTGAAGTTCCTTGCAGTGATCTCCAATTTTACGCTGTCGAAGGTCGGTGGTGTAAGTTTCCCACAGCTTATCCAGCCGCTCTTTCGACAGTGCTACCTCAATACCAGACACCAAATCATCACAGTAGAGCAGGGTAGCGGCACGATACAGACCCGCATTGCCGGTGCCGATAGAGGTGAACTCCAAGGTTTCAAAACGCTGTCGTTTGTCAAGGTCGATACGGCAGTCTTTGGCATTGGTGCTGGACACTTTCACATTCGGGAAAACATCGTGCCAGAGATAATCCCCGTTCTCGTCTATAATGCGCAGACATTCATCGTACACACCGCGCACGAAGGAATTGGAGTGAGAACCTGTCAGCATGGGTTCATTGGGAATCCTGCCGCCAAGCCAAGTCAGATAGAAAATCGCAAGGGTAGTCTTACCACTGCCGGGAGGTAAAGATACCGCCAACAAATCCAGCTTATCGTCTGCCAACTCTTGCAAAGCGTCCACCACCTGTTTCAGCACCTTACGCCGGGGAGGGTAAAACTTTTTCTTCGGCTCACGATTGGATTCGACATATAGGAGGTAGCTTTCAAAATCATAAGGAGCCGCCAAAAGAAGTACAGATTTGTGTAGCTCATAAAAGCTCAGCAAATCATCGTCTTTAATTTTGGGAATCACGCTTTCGATACGCACCGACAGCTTTTTTAGATACTTCACTCCGAGCGAAATGTCTGTTTTCATGGCTTCCTTGCTCATATAATACAGGTCTTCGTACAACTGGTACTCATAGGAGCTGGTCACGAGTTTGTTGTAAATCGTCTCAAGTAGCTTTTTCATAATACCTCCAAAAAGAAAATGGCGCATGACCGTTTGAGCCTTACGCTCTCGCAATCATGCGCCAAAATCAATCTTCTTGATTGTCAATTATCGTTTGTATTTTTTCGTATAATCTCATCCAATTCTTAGGGACTTTGTTTGAGAGTAATCCGTCACCTCTGAAATGAATAGAGTGGTAAGTTTTGTTTTTCAAAATCAACTGAAAAAAGAATCCTTCGGTTGTTTGGTAATAGGTTGTGTTTGATTCAGACTTCGCCGTCATGCCACCAATGACAGCTCCAACTCCACCAGCAATCGCTCCACCGACTATTGCTCTTGGGATAACACCTTTGGACTTAGTTTTGGTGTAGGACTTTGTGATATTATTCCCTACGATTGAGCAAGATTCTATTTCGCTATAAGGTATGACATCGTGAATAAGCATCATGACCTCATTATCATCACTGAATAAAACGCTTCCTGACCCGCCATTATAGCCAGCTATAAAGATACGTTGACACTTTGAAAAGAGCTTTTCTGTGTCCAACTTTTTCTGTGCAAGCTCTATTTTGAGTAAATCAGGTTTTGACTTTCGAGTAAGTTTATCGAGCTTTCTCTGCGCCTTTTCTATGTTCTTTTTATTATCATAGCTATTAAACCTACTCTCTTTTATGCTCTGATGTATGGTTAAACCAGTAACGAGACCAACGATTATACACGATATTACAATCATTAATACGACTTCTGTTGTGTGCATACTATATACCTCCCGAACACTCTTTTGCTCTCACAAGGTTGTACCACGAGGAGCGAGAAATCCCAAGCAAAGCACAAGCGTCACCGACAGTAATACCGCCTTTTTGTTGTTCCTCAAATAATTCAGAAAACTTTTCTTGTGAGACTTTTAATTTTGGTCTCCCATCCACTCGCACACCCTTTTCTCGTGCAATAGCTTTTCCTTCCTGTGTCCTCTCGACAATCATGTCTCGCTCAAATTCGGCAAACGAAAGCATGACATTTCGTATGAGCTTTCCAGTAGGTGTATTGTCCATCACACCAAGGTTCAGAATATGTACAGTTACCCCACGGTTTATTAGAGATTCTATCATCTGACTCCCTTGAGAAGCACTCCGGGCAAACCTATCCAGCTTCGTCACAATCAACGTATCGCCGGAAGATAGGTTTGAGGTGAGCTTGTCAAACTCAGGACGTTGCACTTTCGTTCCTGTAAATGAATCATAAAAAATCTGTTTTGCTCCTGCGTCTTTGAGTAGTTGCGTTTGGGCTTCAAGACTGTTGCCATCACGAGCTTGCCCCTTGGTAGAAACACGAGCATATCCGTAAATCATTTTGACACCACTTCACTTTTAGGCTTAGTAGCATTTTCCACCGTTAATTCATATCCACCTTCGGGAAGCCTTGCCGTCCTTGGTAAAATAGCGATTTTATAATCGAGAACACGAAGCAGTTCTTGTAGCTTTGTTATACTTATGTTGTCTTGGCTTAGTCTTTCGCTAACAAGGCGGGGAGATTTATTCAATCGGTCTGCCATCTGATTGACACCAATTTCTTTCTCCCTCATAACCTCTCTAACAGCGTCTCCTGCTTTCATTGGTACACCTCCGATGTTTTGATAATTGGATTATATCACGGAAATATCCGAATTGTCAAGATATATCCGAACTTTTTTGTGAGACACTTGAGACAGTAATTTTTGCCAAAACTTTATATAAGAACACACTCTCCTATAAAGACTGTTTTATGATAAAAATAGTGTCTCAGTGTCTCAAATGCCGTAATTTCAAGGTTTTTCGGTTATTTGTAAGTGTCTCAATACTGTCTCATTACTGTCTTTTTGATTTTAGTGTCTCAACGAAAAAGGGTCTTTTTGTTTCTTTTTGAAATTTTGGGGAACTCAAGCGACTCCCTGCGGCTCTTTCGCCGGTGTGCTATCCCCCTCCGGGGTGGTGCCACTCAAGGCAAGCCGGCAACGGCTCCCGGCTTGCCTGTCCCGCTGTCAATAGCATTATAAAACCGTGATGGCACATTCAAAATAAAGCTTTCAAGCCCTATTGATACCACCCGCCGCCACTGTCAATAGAATATGCCCCAATGACAGCACAACACACAAGGCAAGCCGCACACAATGGAGGACAGGGACAGCCGCACAAGCTCCCGCACAATGCCAGATCATAGACACACAAGCACAAGGACACAAGCCCACAACACAAGATCATAACAGACAGGACAGAGGCAACACACAAGCCCATTATATAAAGCCCTCATATAAGCCCCACACAAGCCCTATAAAGGGCATTTAATAGGGGGTATATAGGAACCCTACACGCACAAGAAAAGCCCTATACAGGGCAATACAAGCCGCTTGCATAGAGCATAGAAAAACCCCGCCCAATATAGGCGGGGTGTATGTATCAATTATTCATTTTCAAAAGCTCGGCCAACAACATAAACGGGAAAACAAGCAAGATCACAAGCCACATTTTCAAACCCTCCATTTATTAACCAACAACAACCCATTGAAAAGCGGGATTGTACTTTTTACCCTTATAGGGCTTTACTGTCACATTTTCAAAAACTCCCGCTTGTGTTTGTGCCCTTGAGATAAAAGCTATAAATGCGGGAATATCGGCGGGGGGCATTAAATACCATTTTGCGCCCCGTGTGCTTTTCCTTGCGTGAATCATTTTCAAACCCCCTTTACACAAACAAGAAACGCCGTGTGTTTGTCGTTTTG